GAAATGAAGCTGTATGGATAAAGTATTTTGTTGGACTGGTAGAAAAACAAAAAGAAACCCCTCATGCGCTTGTAATAGGCGACTATGTAGACGAGCAGCTAAGGGGTTTTCTTTCTGCTGAATCTTTTACTAACTACTATACTAACGAATATATAATGGACGTTAAGGATTGTATTGTTGATCATGACTACAATAACACCTTTACAGTTTATCGTTTATTCGATGCCATGATTGCACATACTAAAGAGTATGGTGGTAAACATTGGCGAGCCGACTCTATTCGTAGCGAGCAAGAAGCTATGGATTATGGTCGTTTCTTGCAACGCCGTTATAATTCGGCAATTCATGTCTCAGTCAGAGGCGTAATACAGGAGAATTAAATGTTCGAAGATTCGAATCCAAATCTAGGAATCTTTGATATGCGAGTAGAAGTACCGGAGGACGCTCCAAAGTTTCTACATAGGCATTTCAATAATCATATTTGTAATAAGGGTGGTTCTAAAACCACAACAACCGTAAGTGGTATTGATCCTGAGTTTAAACCATACCTTGAAAAAGTGTTAGCTGATGTAACAGGAAAATACGAAGCAGATGTTGCTGGAGGTCCAGACGCTGTAGTTGCAAAAATGACTCCTGAGCAGCTACAAGCATTGGAAGCACAGAAGAAAGCAGCTGAAGATGCTATGGCTGGCACTGGAGTATACGACACTGGCGCAGCCCGTAAACGTGACTTAGAAAATATTATGGGTAGTGCTTCTGGTATGGCAGCTGCTGGTGGTGGACTTGGTTCTGCTCGTGGTGAAAAGGCTATGTTGGGAGCTGTTGCGGATCGTTCATTAGAGTTACAAAAAGATCGTCAAGCAACAATGGAGCGTGGCATTACTGGTCTTGGTGAAGTAGGAACTACTAAGCAACAGTATGAGCAACAACGGCTTGATGCACCTCACACGGTAGCTTCGCGTTACTTCGGATATCTTGGTAATGCACCACAACAACAAACATCTACTCAAAGCGGAGGTGGTAAGTAATGGCTGTTCAATTAGCTAAGCTACAAAGAGAAGAAGACCCTAGACAAGGACCACTCTATAGACCAACTCCTCAACCAATAGCACCTCAAGAAAAATCAGCTGCACAACAAATGACTGATATGGCAGCTAATAGAGCTATGACAAAAGGTCTTGATTATGGGGAAGAAAAACTAACAGAAGGTGTTTCTTCTATGTTAGCGCCTTCAGTAGCTGCACCTTCGGGTACCCAAATGAAAGAAATAATTAATCTTGCAGGGCAAGGAGTATCTCCAGGCCAAGCTCAAGCTATTATGGGATCTGGTTCTAGTGCGGCTCCGTTAGTTGCGGAGGCTTCTGGAATGGCTGGCGCTGAATTAGCAAAAATGGGTGGTGCGGAGCTAGCAAAACAAGCAACAACTAATGCGTTAGCTTCTGGTGCAACTACGGGTGGCATGGGTGCTGCTATGGGTGCGCTAGGTACAGCAGTACCTTACATTGGTGCTGCAATGCTTGCTGGTAAAGCCTTTGGTTTGTTTAATAAGGGGGGTTATGTTGGGCCATTACACGCTAGCATGGGTGGGCTAATGCCTATGCTTATGGATAAAGCAAAAGAAGAAGGGATCCCTATGGGGTTAGCTTCAATGCTTAACAAAGGCGGTATGGCTGGACCATTAGCTAAAGTAGAATATAAATCAAAAGGTGGAGAGACCTACAAATTGTCTTACGGTGGACCGATAAGCAAAGGAGTATAACATGAAACTAAAAAGCCTTAGTCAGAAAGACCGTTATGGCAATATGTTTTCTTTTGAATTCTTTGAACCCGATGCTTCTATCCCGATGATGATGATGATCCCTGACATGGCTGATGGTTATAATGGTGCAGACACTAGTAATCACCCTGGAGAACCTAAAGGTACTGATACAGTCCCCGCATGGTTAACCCCTGGAGAGAACGTTGTTAATGCTGAAGCATCTCGTCTTCCTGGTAATCAAGAAAAGATTGATGAAATGAATGAACAAGGTCGTGCAGTTCAACAGGCACAAGGTGGACCTATTCCTACTTATGCTGCTGGTGGAATGGAAGTACCTCGTTATGATGGGATGCTAAATAGTCTTGGTCAACGGCTTGGTGATAGAGACGGTGGTCCTATGTATTCTGCTGTAGGTAGTAAAGTTCCTTCTTGGTTAACCGATGAAGTACTTGACAGCCTTAAAATGGTCGAATCTTCAGGTGATCCTATGGCTACCTCTGAAGTGGGAGCACAAGGTCTTTATCAGATTATGCCAGCAACAGCGCAACAGCCTGGGATGAATGTTCCTCCTCTTGCAATAGAAGATATTCGTGATCCTGTTAAGTCTAGAGAATTTGCTAGGAATTATTTAACAGGTATTGCTAGCGCTAATCCTGACTTTACTCCTGAAGAAGTACTTACTGCTTACCATTCGGGTGCAAGTAATGTCCGTAAAGCTAAAGCTGGAACAGAAGCGCTTGGACCACGTGGACAAGCCTATGCTGGTAAAATAATGGATAATATGTCTGATCCAGATAAGTTTGGTGTTACTCGTAGACAGGTTAGTACAGTACCAGGAACAGTAATAGGGACTATTGGAGATCAAAAGGTTTACTCAGATGACATGGGTGAATTTGTTATGACACCAGAAGGTGAAGTTTATCTTGATGATAATCAATTAAACGCAATGACTCCGTTGGCACCAGCAGAAGTGCCAGTACCAGAGCCAGATGCACCTGTACCTCCTCCTACAGCAATTGATTTTAGTCAGTACTCAGATCCAGTAACTGGACCTCGTGTACCTACTCAAATTGCAGGTAGTGAAGACCAGCGTATTCGGGATGAAGCTATTTTAAAGACTATGGAAGTTCCTTCTTTAAATGAAGCCGGTGGCGATATTGGAGATGAAGCCTATAATGAACTTTATTCGATACCACCTAGTCGAATGTCAAATATAAGTCCACAAACTACAGATCGATATGGGGTTCCAACATCAAAGCTGCCTAAATCAGAAAGCCTTGGTAAGCAAGGACTTCGAAACAAAGTTACTGCAGCAGAAGAAGAAATTGCTAAAGCTGAGGCTGAATTAGCGGCTGCTCAAGCACAACTTGAAATTGAAATATCGTCTTCAGGTGGTGTAACTCCGCAAACAGTTGAAAAAGGTAAAAAGGCCAAAAAAGATTTAGAGGATGCTAAAGCAACTAAAGCTGGAGTTGAAAAAGATATTGCTAAACTTGATTCAGCAGAAGCAAAAGTTATTTCGGATCGTCAAAAAGAAGCAGATGAAATATTAGACTTTGAGGTCTCAACTGTTCCAGCAACTGATGATGCACCACCAAAGCCGGAAGATGCTACTAAAACATCTGATCGTGCATCAGCAGCGTTAGCTAAAGTTCAAGCTGCTGCCAAACAAAATGCAGAAGCAGCTGACCAAGTTAAAGAAGATGAAGATGAAATCACTGATCAAGGCAATAAAACTTTAAAATCAGATCCTACATTTGCTGAGTCTATTATGCAAGGATTTAAAGATATGTTTGGAGAGTTGTTTGATCCTAAAGAGCTTGCACGTATGGCAGTTATGTATGCTGGTTCTAGAGCATTGGGTTATGATCATTCAGCTTCTCTTGGTTATTCTGCTAAACAATATGTTAAACGTATTGATGCAGAGTATACTCAGCGCCAAAAAGATGTTCGTGATAAAGACTTCATGGAAGCATACACTAAAGAATCACTTGATAATTATCTTAAAACAGGGGATCGTAATGATCTTATTGAAAAGCCAACTAGCAGTTCTGCAATGAATATTACAGGACAATCAGGAACTACTTTTGATCGATTTACTGGAACAGAAGTACCTGTTTATAAAATGGGATCTGGTAAAGATGCAAGGCTAGTTGTAAAATCTGGTGATGGCTTTGTAGATGCGACTTCTTCTCGATTCGAAGTAGTTAATCCTAAACTGCATGATCTTAATGAAATCAGAGATGAATTTCAAAAAAGATTAGGTAATCAAGTTGATGAGTTAAATAAAGCAATAGATAAAGATAGTCCTAAATTAGACTTTTCTACTGAAACATTAGCAAATGAAGCACGTGCTTTATATGTTTCAAATAGAGATCTTTTCAGAATGAACAATAAAAAGGCTGTAAAATTATCGGATGAGATAACTTTAGCACAAAAAGATTTTCTGCAAGACTATAAAAAGCATATGCAAAATCCTAGCGAATTTGATAAGCCAACAAGTATTGAAGGTTATTATAACAAGCGTATAATTAAGCTTAAAACAGGTGGTGTCTTTAGTTATAACGATGTTAAAAATACCAATCCTGAAAATTTAGATATTCTTGAAAAGACACTTTCTAATGCAGCAGCTAATGCAGCTATTAATTCTGATGGTAATCTTGATCGTGAAACTTATGTTAAAGTATACCGTCAACTTTGGACTGATGCTAAAGCTGACTGGAAAGAAGTTAAAAATAAAGACGCATTTAAAGCAGATGGCTATGATCCAATAATTCAATGGATGATAACAGAAGCCTTTAAATAATCAATGAAAGTAAGGAGCTAGCCTCCTTGCTTTTCTTTTAAGGAGTATTATATGGAAACTTTTCGTGACAAAAAGAATAACTCTTTTTTGTTATTAGATGGCGATACAGCTGCTGATACTAATGGCAATAAGCTTCGTATTGGCAATGTTAATGCTAGAGAAGTAGACAAAATAATTGAGACAGAAGGTGGTATTGAATTTAAACAGGGTCAAATTGGTGGAGAAGCTCAAGCTAAAGCTATAGCTAAAGTTATTCGCGATGGTGGCTTTAATGATATTGAATATACTGGTGAATACGATGATTACGATAGGCAGATTATTAATCTTCGTAATGATAAGGGTGAAAGCTTAGAAAGTAAACTTATTTCATCTGGAATAACTGAAGTTACACCATATACTTCTGAAGAAGCAATTGTTGCTAAACGCGAGCGAGAGCTTTATGAAGCAGCTTTTGGCAAGGAAGAAGATCCGTTAAACGATCTAGGCGATGATATAAGAAATCAGATTGCCCAATCAGGTATTGTATTTAAAGACAAGGCTATTAATGAAAAATATTATGATCCTGAAATACATTCGGGTGTTCGATACAGAGATGTCGAACGCACACTCGATAACAAAGCAATTGGCTTTACAGGAAATGTAGAAACTGCTTGGGATCAAGGTTGGGATGGCGTTAAGGAAGGACTATGGGGATACCTAGAAGGTATTGGTCAAGTTACCGATATTGACATGATTCAAAATCTTGGTGAAGCTGGTGTTCGTAATGCTAGACTCCGTATGGCAGATGCACCTGAAATTATCTTAGACTATCAAGATGTTGATAACGTATGGGATGGTTTTTCTTGGGCAATGAATAACGCTGTTATGGCGGCACCTTATCTTGTAGCAACCTTCGGTGCTGCAGCTGCGGCTGTACCTACCACTTTAATAGCAGGGCCAGCTGTTGGCGGTGCAACTGCGCTTGCTCCTATTGCTACCATTTATGCAGGTCATACTTGGAATGAGATGGAAGGCGAAAAAGGAATTCCACAGTTTTTAGCAGCTACTGCTGCAGGTGTCGCAGCCGCTATGGTTGAACGGCTTGGTATGAAAGCTTTAATTAGTCCTGCTGATGTTCTTTCTCAAAAAGGAATTAATCGATTAGTCAGTTCATATGCTAAGAAAAATAATGTTAGTAGAGAAGTTGCTAAGAGCGTTGTTCTTAAGACTGCTAAAGAAGAACAGGCATCAATGGCACGCAGCTTACTGCGGATGAGACCATCTGACATTGCTAAGTTTACTGGAGCTGGAGTTCTTAAGGCTGGAGCATTAGGCTCATTAAAGGAAGGCGGTACTGAGATAATTCAAGATGGCATTCAAGTAGCTACTGCTGGCATAATGTCAGAGAAAGAGTACACTCAAGATGAGCTAGTTAATCGCTTTATTAATGCTGGTTTAGCAGGTGGTGTACTTGGTTCAGGCTTTTCGGCTGCTGGAAATATTTATTCTCAAGGACAAAATCAACTTACACGTTCAGATCTAGCTAAAGCAAGTACAGATCGTTATCGTATTATAGAGCAAGCTAGAATTAGAGATGCACAATCAGGTGACACTAATCTTAATCGACCTAAGCCGTCTACGGTTACTGCTAATATTGATGCTGACGACAGAGACGCTGAAAGAGATAACTATGATTATGATTCAGATATAAATTATTTTAGTAACGAAGCTCAAGTCCATGAAAATGAAAAACGTGGTATTAAAAACTTCTTTAGAAATAATGATGAGTTATATGATTATATTGAAAATATAACTAGTGGATTTGGAAAGCTATTTAAAGCAGCAGAGTCTTCCGCTGTAGACTTTAATAAGCTTGTACAAAGTAAAATAGGTTTAGATATTTTTTCTCGCATTGGTCAAATGACTACGGGTGTGTATCATGCTGGTCAAAACTTTAAACAGTATAGTGATCAGCTAATCTCTGACTTAAAAACCTTTGTAGATGAAAAAGAAATTGCTAAATCTTTTGGTTATAAAAATATTGATTCAAAAAATGCAATTGATATTTCTAAAAAACTTAGAGAGTTTGGAAGATCAGGTGGATTTGAAAACTACGAGTTGATGGTCTTACAACAACAAGGCGCTTTTGATTTAGCAGATGCTTATATTAAAGGTAATCGTGATCAAATAATTGTAGACGAACTAAATGCATTAGGCTTAAGCACTGATGCAGATATTCGTGCTTACTATGCTAAGGCTAAAAAATTCCCTAATGGTGTTGTACCATTCGAAGCATTAAAAGTAGATAGCTTTACCGAAGCTAGTAAACTATATGCTGCAGCTAAACAAATTAAAAGCTCTTATGATGCTTCTCATTCAGCCTTTAATGAAGAGTATTCTAAATCAAATAAAGGAAAAACAATACCTTATCGTTCTGATTATTGGTGGAGACATCAAGGCTTTGATCATACTAAGGTTAGAAAGAATCCTGCCGGATTTAAAAAGTGGTTAAAGAGTGTAGACCCTTCGCTTGATGTAGAATCTATCTATCAAAACATCGCTAATAGGGGAGCACATGGCGCACAAGGAGACTTTTCCTTAGTAGGTGGCGTTAAGTGGAGACCTTGGTCCTTTAATCCTGCATCAACAAATATTACAGATGCTAAAGGATTTAATAATTGGTCTAATGATAATCTATTTGAATCATTAAACAAAACACAAAATGAAGTTGCAAAATATAATTCAACAACTAAATACTTCGGTGAAGGTGGTTCAAAGTTATCTCGCTTATTTAAACAATTAGAAACAGAGGGTGTACTTAACAAAGAAGAAATTCAAAAGTTTGCATGGTATACTAAAGCAATTATTGATAGTTCACATGGTAACTTTAGGCGTATCCAAGACCCTCGATGGGCAGCAGTAAATAACTACTTAACATCGTGGTCTATCTTTGCAGGGCTACCTCTTTCTACTATTTCTTCTATACCTGAAACAGCTATGGTTTACTTTAAAGTAAAAGATAGCGATGAGTTTAAACAAGCGAATACCCGATTCATTCAACAAGTTGCAGGTGCCTGGGATAACGCTCTCAAAGCAGAAGTTGAGATAACTAAGAAGCAGTTGGAGCAATCAGGACTATCTGAAGACCAAAACACTGTCGTTGATAGGCTTGCTACAGGTGAGCGTGATGTTTCGTTTATTAAAGCACATGAAGCTTTCTTTAGAGCAGTAGGGATTAAGCAGTTTACTCAATTCCAGCGTAGAATGAATGCTGCATTTGCAGTAGACACAGTTAAATCTGGCTTTAATCGATTAGAGTTTGCACCTAAGAATAGCGATGGTACCTTTAACCTTGATAGGTTTAATGAAGTTGAAATGAGAACTTTCTTAGACTTATCTGACCTTGGTATTGATGTACAAAAGCTATATGATTACTTTAGTGAAACCGATGAGATCTACAGAGATACACTATTTGATATTACTGACAATCGCTCAGTAGAAGGGGATACCGATGCCTTTATTCGTAGTCCTACTCAAAGAGAAACAGCTACAAGAAAGCTAGCACGTCGTGAAAAGCTAAAGGGTGAAGAGTTACTACAGCGAGCGCAAAAAATACAAGAAGAAGTAAATGAGCAAATACAAACTGCTATTTACCGTTTTGTAAATGAGCGTATTCAAAACCCTCAAGCTGCTAATCGTCCTTTGTTTTTCCAGGATCCACATTATCAGTTATTCACTCAGTTTAACGGTTTCATTAGTACATTTACTGCTAATGTTATTCCTAAGCTTTGGCGTGATCAACTGGCAAAAGGTAATCCTAAAGTAAAGTATGATATGTTTGCGTTAGTAATAATGATGATGGCACTAGGAGGAGCTTCTCAGTACATTAAAGACTTAATTAAGTTTGGACAGTCAAGCCCTTATCTTGATGAAGTAGGTTATGTACAAAGAGCATTATATTCTTCTGGTGTTATTGGTCAGTATGAACGAGTTGTAGATATGGTACACCCACTTTATCCACAACGAGGTAACGGTCTTGAATGGATGTTTAATACTATTCTTGGTGAGGCTGGACCTTCAGCTAGAAATATTGAAACAGTATTAACCGCAACAGGACAAGCGTTATCAGGAGAAACAGAAAGAGCAGTATCAAACTTTGGTAAGATACTACCTGGAATTGGCCCGGTAACTTCATTAAGACGTTCTTTGTCTGATGTAGCACACTTAGAAAACCCCCTTAAAGGGGTAGAGTTGCCTGATTCCGATGATATAATCAGAGCATTGTTAAGATAATTCAACGGTCAGTCCTCCTAAGGGGCTGGCCTCCCTTGGAGAAAATTATAATGGGTAAGTTTAGTAATACTCTAGCTAACGCTAGACGAGTAAAAGCACCAGCGCAATCGCCACAAGCTATTGCAATGGAGCAAGAAAAGCGTAAGATTACACAAGAAGCAGAAACAACACCAACAATTGCGCCTACCGCTACTGAGCAGTTAGGGTTGTTAACACCTGCACCAACTCCGGAGACAGAGGGCGTTGTTCCAACACCAACTCCGATGCCTAGCCAAATGGAACAAGCAGAATCGTTGGTAAGCACAGCAGGTGGTATAGACCCTGTTGCCCGTCAGGTTGCTCAACGAGGTATTACTGATATTGAAGGACAAACAACGTTTGATCCTGCAGTAGCACAACGTGCTGTTGAAGCAGAACAAGCAGCACAGTATGAGACTGCACCAATCTATGCTAAAGAATCGGATACTGAATTCTTTGATTATCGTAGTCCTGATCAGCTTAAAAATAGGTTTGAGAATGCTACATCAAGCCGCGATGCTTTAACTAACGTTGTTAATACAGGGTATGAGCTTAGAGAAAAGCTAGATGAAACTTTCAGACCTACTCTAGATGATTTCTCTGATACTGCGCAAAGTGTAAAAAATGTTCTTATTAAGAATAACTTACTTGATTCTACAACTAATCAATTACAACCTAAAGTTGCTAATGCGCTTACAATCCAGTTACTAGAAAATATTCAAGATCATATAAATAAACGAGATGATCGTGCTACAGGTAATTACAACGCTTCACAATCAGATAATGTTTCTTTATTTGAAAGAGATGAAACAAATAAAGTGCAAGGCGAAATACTAAATACAGACTACACTAGAGGTAGCCTAGCTAGAGGCGTCATTGGTAAACTATTACAGGCACCTACTAGAGAAGGACAAACTGTTACCGGCTACGGTGATGCTGGTGTTACTTTAGATCCAGAAACTGCTAGTTATCTAGACACCCTTATGTGGAATGCAGTTAAAGAACTTGGTTTTCTTGATTACCATACTGACGGTGAAAGTGAGTTTTACCGTATGTCAGAGGGTGCAGAAAACTTTTTCAATAACGCCAAAGAGCTTCTTTCGGATATCCAACCTGAAAATCGTATTGATGTTTCCTCAGTACCAACTATTGAAGGACAATCTGTCCCAGGATTAGAACGCACTAAAGGGCGTAAGGCAGGACCCGTATCTCAAAAATCTAAGCTAGATGAAAATCTTGTTATTGAAAACAAAACTAAAAATAACCTTGGGCGTATGCCACTACGCATTGTAGAAGACCGTTATAACTTTGCTATGCAGGTGGTTGCCTCTGTAATTCAAGTAGCAGAAGATGGTAAAACAATTACTGGATTAGCTGGACAATCAGACCGTGGGTTCTTTTCTACAGAACCTTGGGCAGCAATGATTGGGCTTGATGAGAAGAAATGGGCTAAAGCTTATAGCCGTGCGCTTAAAACACACAATGGCGATACTGCTATGGCAACTGAACAAGCAGACAGAGTAGTTCGTAGGGAAGCTAAAAAGATTTTCCAGACAATGCTAGACGGTGATGCTAAAGATGGTAAAGTATTTTATAATAAATGGTTTCATGCTTCGTCTGTAGGTCGTTATTTTGTTCGTAACACAATTCTTAACTATCAAGATAGTAAACTAGTAAGAAATTTTGTAGGTAGTGCTAAACGGTTTCCATTAAACCTTAACAGTACTGCAGATACAAGCTCAAAGGTTTTATCTAATTGGAAATATATTATTGGAAAGAACCTACTCAAGCCAAGCGAAACAGGGCTTACAGATAGAACAGGTGCTGCAGTAAAAACCGAAGACATGACTTGGAATGCAGTACAACGAGCTACTGAGCGAGTTATTAATGATCCTAACAACCCTATTTACCAGAAATGGTACAAGACAGGCGCAAGACTTCGGACTATTAAAGATAGTGACTTTACAAATACTGAAGCATTAAACGAGTTAGTTGGCCCCGATTTCTTAGAGGACTTCCAAGATCCTGCAGAATGGGGTTATAAACTACAATCATTAATTGACTTTGCAAATTATGTAGATGCAAAAAAGAAAGCTAAGGCAGATCCAAGAGGCATCGTTGTATTTGAACCACAAGCACAAACCCAGCATGATGGTAAACAAAATGGTATTGCTATTCAAGCAATGCAATTAGGTGATATCGACTTGCTAGCCTCGATAGGTGCAATTTATAATACCGAAGAAGGCACTGTTATCCCAGAGGGAGATATTCGTAAACGCTATATGGATATGATGCCTATGGCAATTAAGAAAACATTTGCTAACAGTTCAGAAAAAGTAGATTTTTGGAATACGGTATTAGATGAAATCAATCAGCATGAAGACCGGAAAGCAATTACTCGTTTAATATCACGTACTCCGCTAATGGAAGTGTCTTATGGTAAAGACCCTTCTTTCAACCATGATACAGTTATTGATTTTAAAAATGGTAAATACGGAACAATTCTAGAAACTGCTAGAAATCTTAGTGATGTAATTGATTATTCTGATGTTAATCAAATGGTTGAAGACTTTAATAGCCTAATTAAATCAACATTAATTGATTCAATTCCAATGACGCATCAAAAAACATTGCAAGATATGGGAATGTTATGGTCAATGATGGGCAAAGTTCCTACTTATAAAGGACCATTGGGTACTAATATTTTCTTAGGTTCTACTGAATGGACAGATACTGGCCGGGTAGTACCTATTCCAACTCCGCAAGGGACTGTATTTAAACAGGTACAAGTAAGCCAGCCAACAGGTAGTGCTAGATCTAAAAGTAAAAAGATATTAAACAGGGATAAAGAAGAAAGTGAATGGCAAAAGGCACCTCCTTCTAGGTTCGGTCAAGAAGTTGCTAATCAATTGCCTGTTATTTCTATACAACAGATTGATGCAGCTATTATGGCTAAAACAATTAATGATATCAATGATGGGCGTAAAGAACCGTTATTTATGTTGCCAGTTCATGATGCTATTATTACTGACGCATCTAGCGTAGACCAATACCATGCTAGGATTAATAAAAACTTTGTTGAAGTAAATAAACGTTATAACTTAGCAAACAATATTCTTAATGGCTATAATGAAGCTAAATCTGTATTTCAAAATACTATCAATCCAAATGGAACGTATTTAGTATCAGGAGAAAGTTCATATCGCTCAATGCATACCTATCTTTTACAAAAATTAGATCAGCTAAAAAAGAAGAAAGGGAATATAGTAGCGCCAATTACAGGTCGAAGAGGCCCACCAAAAGGAAAGCTAGAACAGCTTATTAATGCAGTTAAAACGGCAGGTTGGGCAGAAGAAGGGGCAAACTTAAGTGGTAAACAATTATTAACCGTATTTAAAGTAATTGAGAACTATGAAAAAATAAATACACGATTTAATACTTGGAAAAATAATTCTGAAATCGGTAAACGTAATGCACTGAAAGAGTTAGCAGAACTCATTTACCAATATAATTAGGAGGACAAATTATATGAAAAAGAGTTATAATAGACTAGCATTGCAAGGCGTAGACATTGATGACATGGAGTTTATTAAGGAGTTTAACCTTAATCCACAGTTAGCTTATACACCAGAAATCAATGATGCACTTTTAAATACGATGTATGATAAAAATATTCGTTCGTATATCAATACAGGTATGCCAATAGCTGAAGCTAAGTCAAAGGCAGGGCGTCTTCGTGCGCAAGCTAAAAAAGATATTCAAGAACTAATGTAATAAAAATAAAAATACCCCACAGGGAATCCGTAATGGAAACCTTGTGGGGTTTTTTTATTTAACAAAAGAAGTAAGTAGAATCAGCAACATCTTTAATAGATAGCTTACCGATAGTAGGTACTACTCCTTCAAAGCCCTTGCCAAAGGGTATTGTATCATAGAAGTTTTCTTTGTCGTAGATACTAACAAACTTTTGTCTTGTCTTGACCATAAGATCTTCTACGTTACCAGCGTGAGCGCTATACGAATCATGCACAGCAGCGAAGTCGCCTTCCCAGTCTGCTATAACAAGAGCCATATGACTAGCATCCATACTGTGTACAAAGTTAGGGCTAATGCCGCACATAAAGCCTCTACGATCAGGGATGTCTGTATGCTCTCTAATAACGTGCTTAAAGCGGATCTCTCCGTCAGGCGTATTGAAGCCATAGCAGTCTACCTTAACAGGTCTAGTGCGATAACATTCGTATATTACAGGAAAACCTGAAGGGGTAGTCCACTCGATACCCTTACCTCTATCAGTACCATACTGCTTATACCAGTTAGTGATCTCCTGATCGGCTAACCGTTGCAGATACTTCATGGTGTCTAAAGGACCGGGGCAAACTTCCTGGATAGCCCTAATAACCTGGCTACTTAACTCATCACAATCCCAAGTAGAGATGTTGTAGTCATTAGTGAAGCCGTATTGATAGCAATCACTATACATAGACTCAGACATTTTCTTTTGACCACAGCTATAAGCACGAGTCATGGCTGCACGTTTGGCAATGCCCTTACGGATATGCTTCATTGGGATTTGTCTTTCTTCAAACCATTCGGGCATCCTGTCGCATAGCCGTTTAGCTATTTGTACATAGAAGTCGTTCTGGATTTCAGTAGGAACAAGTCCAACTAGCTTACCTGTTAGTGAATCTTTAGACATAGCGCCTAGGTGTTGCCAGCCGTTATTAGCCCCGTCTATGGGGATTGGAAGTCGAGTATAGTAGTCCCCATCCGTAGTACTGTAGCGGTACCACTCGATGCAACATGCTAAGAAAGAGATAGCTTTCTCGGCCTCTTCTGCGATCATTCGCATTTCACCCATCTCAATAATGACTTCAACGTTCTCTTGAGTCCACTGAGCGCGATCCTCTAGAGTCATTTTGTCTACTGAAATAGTATCTAAGTTTTCTTCTTCGAGTACAGAACGGTAGTCACCTGTAGTCCACTCAGGAATTTCATCAATACTATATGACTGATTAAAACAACAAGCAGTATGAACAGCTAACCAGAAGCTAGCAGACTCATCAAAGCGTTTACCTTCATCAAACAAGAGTTGTCCTCTTGCAATGTCAGCACCTTGAAAGTTAAAGAAGGGTTCGCTATAGTATAACCGCCCACGATAATCTGCATCAATGTAGAAACTAAATGACTCACCTAGCCACTTGTCTGCAATAGCCATTACTTCTTTTATCTCGCGATTCTTAGAAGCCTGACGCTGATACAGCTTAGTGTTTTCTTCTTTGTCTTCACCATCAAATGTTTCGTTCTTAACAAACATAAACATATTTTCTTTAATGGCTTGGTTAACTTCAGTGTTAACTCGATACCGTGTAGACTGTAGTCTATCAATTGCCTTTACAAAAGGTGCATTAATATACTTCATAAACAGGTGTTCTTTAGACTTATCCCAAGTTTTAATCACAGCCCTACCATTATCCTGAAATAGTTTACTGATAGGTGGGATTGGATCTGCACTCATACAAGTGGTTTTGCCAGCTACTACTTCCATCTCACCCCATTTATCGGTGGCATGGATTGTAACTGGCTTACGGCTCTTCATGTGTCCTACTGATATAGTCAGGTAGCCACACATAACAAAGCCTTCAATGATAAGATCACCAACACGAACATGGTCTCTAAAGTTAACGTTGTTACTGTCCCAGCCTTCAACAATATACTTGCCGATAGCCATTGAAGCTTGTGTAATAGGGGTTTCACCTTCTACTTTACTACGTTTAAAACAACGCTGGATAAACTTACGTCCGTAGATAATCATATCTTCGATTAGGAAGTCGAGCATATCAACACCATCGGTGTCGATCATACGCATAAGTTGTAGGCTGCGTCTAGGCTTAACACCTATGTTATCGCTGCGGATTCTCTCTAGTAGATAGTTCCGTATATCTTCCATCGTCCTCTTTCTTCCATACATCTAAGCCCCAAGTTGGAGCGGGTGGATTGTAAAGTACTTGTTGTGAACAAGTTATAGGGTCATAGTTAGGTTGTACTGCAATCAGTAGTTCGTATTTATCTTTAGGAAACATTTCCTCTACTTGACTGCGATCTTCAGGATTACATCGGACCCAAGCAACATAATCGGGTAAAGTCTCTATTCTTTGGTAATAGATTTGCATACCCTTATCATACCTTTCTCATTAAGAATTTTAAATCCTTCTAGATCTTTCTCATACGCTTTATCAACGACAACTTCGCTGATACCAGATTGGAGGATAAGCTTAGTGCACTCGATACAAGGTGAGAGCGTAGTGTACAATGTGGCACCCAATCCAGCACCGCTAGTACGAGCAAGCTTACAGATTGCATTAGCTTCAGCATGAATAACAGTAGATAAAGTGATACCCGTTTCAGGGTGTTTACAGTTATTGTCAAAGCCGCTTGGAGTGCCGTTCCAGCCCATTGAAATAATGTTTCCATCTTTAACGATGACTGCACCAACTTGCGTGTCGCTGTCGTAAGACATTTGAGCAACTCGCTTAGCGATGTCCATATAGAGTGTATCATATCGTTCTTCCTTTATTGTCATGGTAATAAAACCTTTGTAGTTATCGACCTTGTCCTCGATACTTTTTACGTCCTGCATATTTCTTTCCTGTGAAGGTTCGCTGCTTGCGTGGTTTAAGAAGGAAGTAATCCCTACTATTATCTGCTTTCTTCGCCATGATTTTCATCCTCTACTCTGAATGTTATATGGTTGTTATCATAGTGCCAGTCAATAGGCTCAGTACCCCTTGATCTAAGACTATTTAATAGCTTAATAATGTCTTGACTAGGGGATATACTCTTGTTTCGTATAAATACTATTGATCTCATTTGATAATGTCTCTATTTTATTTGCCCTCATCATAGCCTGACTACGAAACTTATTACGTTCCGTAGTAAGACTTTCAATGATTTCTTTTGCATGAGCAAGTTCTTGTTGAAGTAAACCTATTTGATGATATAAAGCAGTCTCGCTCATGGTAGCACCTCAAAGTCAATGTTATTGTTATTATATTCTAACCGCGTAGTCTCATGGTTGTATTTAACCGAACCCGCTGGTCCTGTCTTACCAGAAAAGCGGCTCTTGAGTACGATGAACTCAATAGTATTTCTAACTTCTTCATTTTCATTAGCCATATCTCTAGAGAACCCGATAATATCGAAAGAGATTTGCTTGATGGATCCAGAGCCTTTGATATCATCCATGCTAGGTAACTTACCTTGCTCGAATGTGGTACCGCCGCCCTGTACTTTCCGTAGATGAGATATAACTCCAAGCCAGATGTTATGCTTCTTAGTAATCTTAAGTAGGTCTGACATAACCTTGTCGATAGCCTCATTGCCAGAGTAACCTTCTGCGCCCTCTGATACTGCAATCGTAATGTGATCGAGAATAAGATACTTACAACCCATAAGAGCCATATACTCAATCTTATCAATGAGTGACTCATCACCAACAGAACCTTGGTGATCAAGCAATACAAGACGTTCACTACCAAACACCTCCTTTGATGCTGCTTCCTGTATATCGAGTGGTACATCGAACTCTTGCAGGTTTTGTTTAAGTTTCATCTGAATAAACTTTTCTGCGGTATCGCCAATACTCTCTTCAAGAGAGATCATACCTACCTTATAACTAGTTTTATCTAATAAGTCAAGTACAATTTCTTTAATGACAGTACTTTTTCCGCTGCCAGTACCAGAAGTAAACAAGGTTATCTCACCGAAGCGCATACCCTTAGTCTTCTCATTGATACCGTCTAAGCAATCCGGATAAGGCACTGACTCAGTAGCTTGCCGAGATAGGTATTGTTCCCATACAGGTTCATGGCCTACCACAATACCCGCTGGACTATAGGGTTGTGCATCCCATACAGCACGCATAACACCGTCTTTACCTGCAGCTACGTACAACTCACAGGGATCTTTAGCTACTGTACCTAAAGAAGCTATCTTTACTTTATCGATACCGATAATATTAGCGGCATCTTTAATAGCCTTTTGTCCTGCAGTATCATTGTCAAAGAATAGAACAACTTCCTCAAAGGATCTAATCCATGTCCGAGCATGAAGAAGACTCTTGAGGTTAGAAGCACTTGCTACCGAGATGACAGGATAGATTTTATTATAGTGGTCATACGAAGCTTGCGCGACCGCCATCGCATCGAACTCGCCTTCAGTGATGACAAGTCTCTTTCCTCCCGCATGAAAAGCGTGAACGCCGAAAGGCCAAACATCTTTAAAGTCTCCTACTGTCTTGAATTGTTTAGGTAGTGTTCTTGTTTTGTAGGCAATGGGGTGATGTGTATCCGCATAATAAGGATAGTTATAAGCAATAATATTGCGGTCACTATCATAGTTAACACGAACACCGTAGTGTTCTGCAATAGTCTTAGTTATTCTACGGTCTTGTACACCACGACAATCGCCGAGGTTTGCTTCAAATAGCTCAAGGCTAGGTGTGTTAGTATCAAGAGGCATTTCCTCTTCCTTTCCGATTTCTTTTTCATAGTGGTTACATACATAGCAGTAACCGTGTCCATCATCGTATACAGCAAAGCCATCGCTTGAAGGACAAGCGGGACAAGCTGTCTTACCTATTTCTTTACTTTCCGTATATTCTATCTTCTTTGGCATATCGAGCTTCCTTCCTTCGGTTTCTAGCTCTATCTGACTTTATAATCTTTTCAGCTTTCTGCTGCTTGTTATTGAATAGATCGATTAGATCTTCATCCCAATCTTCTTCAGTTACCTCTGCACGTTCATTAGGAATAACCTTATACTTTCTAATGTCATTGTGGTAGGGGTTGCGAATAGTCTTTGGCGATTTCAATTTGTCTCTCCATATCCTTCATTGCGGGTTTAAACCTAATTTCATGCACCCATTTATTATACCACTCATCAGAGCATAGGGCATGTGTGATCATAATCATATAGGCTTCCATATAACTAAGATCACCTTTCATTGGGCAAGAGAACAAGATATTGAAAGTAAAGTTCTCTTTACCTGCTTTAGTTATTTCTTCGTTGAGTTCTGAGGAAGAACTAGTATAGCCCTTCCAGCTAGTATGTAGTGTTTTAACGCCGATATAGCGTCTATCATTACGTTTATCCGTGATGATATAAAGAAAGCCATGATGTGATTCATCAAAGACCTCTGGATTAAGAATAGTCCAGTGACTTTCTACTTCAATGTGACCACGTGGATCGTCAGCAATCGTTGGTGTCTTACCTTGATAAAAGAAAACAGTGATTGGACCTTTAAATCCTTTCTTTAGTTTAAAGCGTTTCTTATTTCTACGCTTACACCGTATTTCACCGTGTTCTTTTGTGATAATGCCACACCAGTCGTGACTATCGAACTGAGTAACACGTTCAACCTGTACGTTATGCCAACGTTCATGGTTGTTAAATCGAGAAGTAGTCATTATGACTCCTTAAAATATGAATACCGTTTGCTGTTTCCAATAGCTTTTCTTTCCAGTCAACTCGACCGTATTTAGCTCTGTATGCAGCAAGTACTCTCTGTTTACGTCTACCTAGCGGTACACCCTTAAGCATCTTCTCTGCTTTCTTTGGTCCGATCTTAGGTAGCCCTGGAAGGTTATCGGTTGGATCACCCTTCAGCATTTGAGTCCAATAAAACAGATCAGCTGCGTCAACATCAATCTCATAGAAGGTCTCCTTATGAGGGTTGTAATGTTTCCCCGGAATACAATCAAGATCCTTATCGATATGTACTATAGTAAAGTCTACGTTGAGTGATGCACACTCAGTAGCTTTAATACGTACCATGTCATCAGCCTCCATACCATTTGAGGGTATAGCTAAGCCTTCCTCGACAATACGCTCCATTAGTGGACGAAAGAACTTAGCATCATCCGGTGGATCCTTACGATTAGCCTTATAGTTAGGGCAAAGCTTATGGCGAAAGTTATCTTTACCTCCGCAATAAGCAACGTGTTCATCAGCCCAGACTGGTGTTATCCAGTTCTGATTTATTAAATGTTTATAATTACTTAACGCTGATTCGACAGACTCTTGCTGCCATGCTGCTTGATAGATGCAGCTGTCAGTGTCTACTATCGCTAACATTATGCGTGTCCTTTCTCTTCCCAGTAGTGATTGAAAGCATCTACTACTACTTCAGTGAATTCAGAGTCATCTAATAGTGGTAGATATTGTTTATACTCAGACATCTCTGATACAAAGTCTTCTACGTTTTCACAACCAGATACGGTTTGATTTGCCATATACCAGAAGTATTCTTCAAGTCCTATAAGGTGATCTTTCATCTTACCCATAACGTTTCCTTTCTAATGAACGTCTGCGTAGCAGCTACCAATGACACCATCGCCATCCATACACTGCACATTGAATTGTTTAGGTGCTTCTTTAAATGACTCAACACAGATCTCTAGTACCCTAGCTGCGTCACTTTCTTTAGCAACCCATGCCATCTCATCGTGATAGAAGATAACCGGATATGCATCCAAGCCTTCTTCTCGTATTTTATGCATGGCATAACCAACAGCTGCCTTACAAGTGATAGCCTCTGCTGATTGTAGTAGATAGTTTAAAGCCTGATGAGCAGAACCAACATACACACGGCGACCATCAAGGCCAGGAATAAATGCATTACCATAACCGTGGTTAGTCTGCTGGTATATCTGATCCAGTTTCGATTTAAGCTTTCCAAGTCCAGGAATTGCTGATTGATATTTCTTCTTGGAAGCATCCCCTGACGTAGCATTCGGCTTACCTGTAAGAATAGTACCGAGCTTCTTACCACCGCCACCAAAAAGATAAGCGTAAAGCCACCTTTTAGCAGCACCACGATCACATCCCAGAATGTTGGCATTATAGGAATGAATGTCACCACTTGTAACCTCCTTGGTGAAGGCATCATCACCTATGTAGTGACACAATGCTCTCATTTGATTACCTGCTGAGTCAGCACCTACTACCTTGTATCCGTCCTCACAAATAAAGAGACTACGCATCTCCTTACCCCATGCAGCGTCAACACTAGGTAGGTTAGTAATTACTTCGTGTCTGGCTCGATAGGTTGGCGTACCGATAACCCACATTCGTCCATGTAACCTGTTGCCCTTAGACGTTGCAATCCAGCCTTCGAGTATAGACCTTCTCGATCTTGTCGTGTAGTATCGATCAATATCTTTGCCGACCTCACCGAGTAAAGCAAGTGACGTTGATGTGAGTTTCGGGCTGACTTTATGAAACTCGTATCCGACCTTCTTGTAGTTCCAATCATCGGGCTTCCAGCCTATTGTATACAGCCATTCTTTAACCTCTTCCATGTTGCTTAGAGTTACTTGTGTAACGTAGCTACGCTGAAATTCTTTCTCAGGTGGCCACTCCATTTCGTCTGGTTCTTCTCCGTCAAGATACTCAGTGAGTAATCGCTTAGTCACTGCAGTAAATTTACCGGCCTTCGTATACTTAGCTTTCTTAGGTTGTTTGTCTACCATGATAGTCATCTCAGGTAGTTGAGGGTGAATCCGTGATTCAATCTCTGATAGCTCGCTAGACATTTCTTTAAGCAGTCTACCAGCTGAATCAAGATCAAACAACCAACCATTCATTCTTACTCTAGCTTCGAATACAGCTGCATCATGCTCTGCCCTCATACCGTTAGCCAGCATAGGCTTAGTCGAGACTTGATCTTTGAACTCAGCGAGTAATAGTTCATATACTCGTGTGTTAAGTTCAACGTCTCTTACACAATACGTAAGCATCTCTTCACTAAACTCAGACCAGTTATCGAACTCTAGTTTGTTGTAACCAAGGTGTTCACCCCAGCCACCAAGACCATGCTTATGTGGTCTCTTATAGTTCAATACCTGACTCATAATCCAGGTGTCATATGTCTTTTTACTAAGTAAATCAACACCATATAACCCTTCGAGTACAGCTAAGTCATAGCCAATAATGTTATGACCTATTAATGCTTCTGCATTCATTAGGAAAGCAAGACCAGACTCGATATCATCCGGTCTCCACTTATAGATTTTCTTTGTGTCAACGTCTTGAGCTACAATGCACCAAACTTTAGTTGCTTCAATGCCATCGGTCTCAATATCAAACGTTAGTTTCATCAGTATCCTTTCCGTTTGCACATACAGGACATACAAACTCTTTTTCTTTATAATCAAAGACGCCGCCCCAGTGTTCGTTATAACACTTAGAACATATGATAACGTCTTTGTTTCGACCCGTAAAATACTTGGGTACTTTGT